ATAACTGGGATATGTCGGGGGTTACCGAAATCGACCGTATGTTCTTTTTGGCTACGGCATTCAATCAGGACATAAGCAGTTGGGACGTAAGTAGCGTAACCAATATGAGGAGTTTGTTTGAGAATGCGGCTGCATTTAATCAACCTATAGGCTCCTGGACTACAACTAGCTTAACTGACCTTGAAGCGACTTTCGATGGCGCCACGGTATTTAACCAGGACCTTTCTAATTGGAATACATCGAGTGTCACCACTATGGAGGCAACCTTCCTGGACGCTGCGGCTTTCGACCAGAATCTAAGTTCTTGGGATATTTCTAGCCTGACGACGGCTGCTAATATGTTAACGGGCAGCGCCATCAGCTCTGAGAACTGGGATAGGTTATTAATTGGTTGGGCGGCTCAGGCGCCTAATGTGCAGACGGGCGTTCAGCTGTCTAATATCAACCAACTTCACGGCTCTTTTGACTCAGCGGCTATCGCTGCGTTCAATACCCTTACGGGAACTTACTCTTGGACTATCGTTGACTTAGGTGCTGCCGTGGTAGGTAACCTCCTTTTAGACACGTCGTACGGCTCAGGAGCTGAGGCGGCTTACTCGGTCCGTAAGTTGCGCACTGCGTATACAGGCGCGGCTATGCAGGTACAGGCTACAACTGGAGGAGCTACGGCGGAGATAGGGTTCGACGTGAATAACAACCTTGATACCGCTACGCTATTGGCGTTTGCTGGCACCAATGAGGTGAGGGTGTCGATATGGTACGACCAATCTACCAACGGAAATAACGCTGCTCAGACTTCTGTTTCCGAACGCCCCATCGTTGTCGCTGCGGGTGGGGCGTTGGTGAAGGAGAACGGGAAGGTGGCATTGCAAAAAACTTCATCCGAGGAATTCCGTTCTTCGGTTAATATATCGCAGCCATTTACAGCGTTCAATGTTGCTAAAGCAGACGTTTCAAGCTCTGTACTTTATGATGCTTTTTATGGCTCAACGTCTGGACAGTTTCGCGGAATAAGTTCAAGGCCAGGGCCTCTCGTGGGTACTTATTTAGGTTCGGCATTGACATCTACTCTAGCGATGCCGTCCAGCCTTGAACTTTACACGTTATTAGGAAACGCATCTTCAAGCTCTATAAGCGTAAGCGGTCAGTCTGTTGTAACGGGCAACGCTGGAAATGATGGTTTTACTGGTTTGACTTTAATGAGCTACAATAGTCAAGATAAAGGTTTTCACGGTACGTATCAAGAGTTTTTAATTTACGAATCCGCCAAATCAGGAACACACCAAACGAGCATCGAAGAAAACGTAGGCGACTACTACACCCAAAACACGCCACTCCTCGACACGTATTCAGGTGCGGCGGCGGCGTACTCTTTGAGGCTTTTACGCACAGCCTACACAGGCTTTGCTATTAAAGTACAGGACAACGTGGGCGGAGCGACGCAAGACATTGGGTTCAATGTATTCGGTGAGCTGGATACGGTGAGCCTGTTGCAATACGCAGGTAGCAATGATGTTTTTGTGGTGACTTGGTTTGACCAGAGTGGTAACGGAATAGATGCTACACAGGGTACGTCTGCTAATCGTCCAAAGATTTACGACGGTACGACGGGCGTGGTGACAGAGGGCGATAAACCTTCTATGGATATGAGCTCAAACCAACGCCGATTACAGTACAACAGCGTTTTGTTATCTCAACCGTTGAGTTTCTTTATAACAGGAAATAATGGAACTCAAGCATACGCAGCGTTTTTTGATAAATTTGGTTCTTACCCTTACGATAGCACTAACAGAGTTCTGTTTCACGACGGTGGAAGTATTCGTACACTCAATGCAGGCACAAGTTTGACTTATACAAGTTCGAGCAACGTTTACGCTTTACGAACTGCTATTCTTGACTCCACCAATTCATCTGTACATTTTAACGGTTCACAAAAAGCAAGCGGTGATGCAGGTTCTAGTGATTTGAATTTCGGACTCATCGGAAATGCGGGGTTTCTAAACGCTACGCAAATCGGAAAATTGCAAGAGTTTATAATCTACGAAAGCAACCAATCCGACAACCGCCCTTCCATCGAGGAAAACATCAACACTTTCTACAGCATCTACACGCCGACTCCTGACCCTCTTCTTTTAAATTTATATCCTGGTTCAGCGGCGGCGTACTCTTTGCGTAAGCTCAACGCGAACTACACAGGCTCGGCTATCCTCGTTCAGGACACCGTAGGAGGGGCTACAAAGGCTATCGGCTTCGATGCTAACGGTGACCTTGACACAGTGGAGTTACTCGCTTACGCGGGCTCTAATGACGTTTTGGTAGCTACCTGGTTTGACCAAAGCGGCAACAGCAACGACGCGACGCAGACGGACACAGCGAAACGACCTCAAATCGTTTCAAGCGGTGTGGTAGAAGTGGACGCAAACGGGAATAAAATCGCATTCTTTGACACGGGGAGCATCTTCGAAAATATCGCAACTTTTAATACCTCACCACATACGGCTTTTGCTGTTACTCAAGGAACGGGCGTTAGAACACAATTGTATGGATTTGGCGGAGGAAATGCATATAAAAATTATTCGTTAGAACATTGGGACACTTCCGCTTTTCAAACCTTTATAGGTGACGGTTCAACTTATAGCGCATACCTTTCAAACGCTTCATGGAATAGCGACACCCACATCGTGACCTCTATCTACAACGGAACAACAAATTCTTTGTATATCGATACGGCATTAGATAGGACGGATTCTGAAACTAAGACGAGTAGTGGCTCGTTGAGCATAAATTCACGAGGTAGCAGACCAATGTATTTGGCCGAGTTAATTTTATATCCATCCGACCAAAACGCAGCAGGCAACTGCACAGGAATTGAAACCAACATCGGCGGGTACTATGACATCCCACTCCCAGGTCTCTTAGACGAGAACCCAGGAGCGGCAGCGGCATACTCACTGCGTAGACTAAGTTCAACGTACACAGGCTCAGCCGTACAGGTACAGCGAGCTGACAACGTTGGTGGTACGACAGACATCGGCTTCGATGGTTACGGCAATCTAGACACAGCTGCACTTACGACGGCTGCTGCTGGGAATAGTATGGTGGTGGTCACTTGGTTTGACCAGAGTGGTAACGGAATAGATGCTACACAGGGTAGCTCACTCTTGCGCCCTCAAATCGTTTCAAGCGGTGTGGTGATAGTGGACACGAACGGGAGTCCCTCAATGGATTTTACAGGAACACAACAACTTAAAAGCGCAAGCATAACAGCAATAGCCCAACCGTCGACGGCTATATCAGTAGTAGACACAACAGGTCGAACAAATGCAGCGGGGTGGTTTTATAGTTTGGGCTTGACTGCTTATGCTGGAATACAAGACAACGGGAACGCTATGAGAATGTATGCGGGCTCTTCTTTTGTGAGTGGTACAGGTGGCGCAAATACGCAAAGGCTTGATTTCTCCTTGTTTGATGGTGCAAACTCTGAAATATGGTTTAATGGCAGTTCGATTTTGACAGGAAACCCTGGAACAAACGGAATTTCTGGCATCAGTATTGCAGGCTTGAACAATCCAAGTTTCAAAGGTTATTTTAGTGAGTTTATTGCATATCCATCCGACCAAAACGCAGCAGGCAACCGCCCTTCCATCGAGGATAACGTAGGTGACTACTACGGCATTGAGATAGCGGGGCTATTGGACCAGTATAGTGGAGCGGCAGCTGCCTATTCTTTGCGTAAGCTTAGCAACGCCTACACAGGCTCAGCCGTACGGGTACAGCGAGCTGACAATGTGGGCGGTACAACTGACATCGGCTTCAATGCTGACGGAGGGCTCGACACTGATGCCTTGACTACAGCGGCAGCTGGAAATAGTATGGTAGTGACGACCTGGTTTGACCAGTCGGGCTCAGGGAACGACGCGACGCAGGGTAGCTCACTCTTGCGCCCGAAGATTTACGATGCTACTACGGGCGTGGTGACGGAGAACGGGAAGCCTGCGGTTAGAGCTGTTGGTTCTAACTCGATTATGGGTTTTAACAATATATCTATCTCCGAAATTAATGATTATAGCACCTTTGTTTATAAAGGCACACAGTCCGATTGGGGCTCTCCTTTAACAGGGGGTTTTTTCATTAGAAGCACTACAGTAGCACGGTTCTATTCAGACACGGTTCTTGTAGCATCGACTAATCTATCTGATTTATTCAACAGCTACCTCATAACTACTATAAAAACGGGAGTGAACGCTGAGTTATATCGTGACGCGACATCTATTTGGAGTTTAAGCGGAACGGTTGGCTCTTTTGGAACAACAACATTAAGCCAATTGTTTAAAGCTAGGGTATCAGACGCGAACAGTCAGATGGATGACGGATACATCCACGAGGTTATAATATACGATTCCAACCAATCCGACAACCGCGCAGAAATTGAAGCGAACATCAACTTCTTCTACGACATCTATTAATATGTTTATCTTTACACACTATGAGTAACTATCTAATCGTACCTCCCGAAGGAGGGCTTACATCTGAGGAGCGAGCAGCAGCTATCTCACGTCAGTTGTACTGTATCACCCGTCCAGAATCTATCCAGAACCCTGACGAGGCAAACTTCAATCTATTTGGCTCTGTCATCCACCCTACTACAGGGGAGGCGGCGCTATCGATTATTTTAGATTGGGTTATCTATGTCAACCCAGCGGTAGATTTGACGGAGCTACAGCTTCTATTCCCGCTGATGCCACAAGCAGAGATGGACGCGCTTACTACGCTTATCACCACGTCGCCTACGGTTCTCTTTGAACAGATTATCCCGACCGAGTGTACGGTCCACGACCAGGCATATATGGAGGCCAACGGATGGTTCCCACCAGAGCCTGTAGAAGGAGATATCGAGGACGCTGTATTAATTGAAGAGTAATGTCGCACCATACGTACAAATTTGTTGACGCCTCGTTCTGGCTGGCCTATACCAACCCAGAGGATATCTTAAGCAACCCGCGTAATAACTACGGGTACTCTGCTAAAGGCGAGATTACCACGGGGCAGAAGTACCTAGAGCTTTTCGAGACCGAAGAGGAGATGGCGGCCTATATCGACCTCATCACCAATACCCCAGGCTGGTATTACGAATGCCTTAACCGTATCCCATACCCGCCTAACCCTAACGAGTGGGAGTGTCCTGAGCCTATTGACTATTCTTCTCTTACTGATGGAATGTAATTCTACAGTTGGACGCGATGTAAACTTTCTATTGATTAGAAAAAATGGGAATCGAAATCGACAAGGATACCAAGCTGTCATTAGGGATAAAAGACCTTATCAGTTTAGGGGTAGTACTGTCGACTTTTATTGGGATGTACTTTACTCTGAAGAGTGAGATAGCCGAAGCGAAAGAGCTTCCCGTTCCGCAGGTGTCATCTGTAGAGCTTAAAATTCACGATGAACTTATTGATAGCGCTATTATGTCTACTAGTAAAGACGTAACCGTGCTTAAAGAAGATATCCAAGAAATAAAGCAGGTCCTGCAAAAGTTAGACGACCGTATCTATAAATTAAGTAACAAATAAAATGGCAAAGTCTGTTGTAAGCGTTAAGTCTGACTCTACTTGCACTAAACGCCCTGGTATACATTCTAAAAACGCTAGCCGCTTAAAGAAAAGTAAAGGGCGTAAAAAGCCCTATCGCGGTCAAGGCAAATGAGAGATATCAATAAGATTATTGTCCATTGCTCGGCTACTAAAGAAAACCAAGCGTTTTTTGCCGATGATATCCGCCGATGGCATAAAGCCCGAGGGTTTTCTGATATAGGCTACCACTTCGTTATTAACCTAGATGGCGTAATTGAATACGGTAGAGACTTAAACCTTGCTGGAGCTCATTGTAAAGGCCATAACGAGGGGTCTATTGGTATTTGCTATATAGGAGGTCTTGATAAAGACGGCGAACCTATGGACACCAGGACCGATGAGCAGGTCGATTCTCTTACGATGCTTATATGCACTCTTAAGCGATTGCATTGCAATGCAGCGGTTCACTCTCACAATGATTTTTCTAATAAAGCCTGCCCTTCATTTGACGCAACAGCAGAGTACCGATGGGCGTAGACGAAAAGAAAAAGTTCCGCGATACCAAGATGGCGGGGTGGCTTAAATCCAAAGCTCCCGATATCTTACGTGTTGTAGGCGATGTAGTCCCCGACGCGGGCGTTTTAGGCATCATAAGCCGACTTATAGACGACGACCCTAACCTAGCCCCCGCTGATAAAGAACAGGGCCACAATCACCTTAAAGAGCTTTATGCGTTAGAGGTGTCCGACAGGGAGTCCGCTCGTAAGCGAGAGGTAGAGATTTCTAAGACTCGCAATTTTGACCTTATGTTCAACCTAACGGGTATGATTGGACTGGGTTCTTTTGCTTTTATTATATATGCTATTGTGTATTTAACCATTCCAGAACCCAATAAAGAGGTCTGGATTCACCTTATCGGAATTACTGAGGGTATCGTCTTGAGTATCTTTGGTTACTTCTTTGGAAGTGCTGTAAGGAAAAATAGAGATTGATTACCTTTGAAAGATAAACCCCACGATTATGCCTAAGATTAGCACATACGGAACCGTTACACCTAGTCCGTCTGACCTGATTGTGGTTAGCGACGCGAATGACTCCAACGCCACGAAGAATATTACAGTGGGTTCGCTTACCGCAACAGCTTCGCCTTCTAATTTTATTAATGCTTATAACGACGGTTCTACATCTACAACTATTACCCTTACAGGGGGCTCTACTTGGGATAACGTAACGGCTCCTCTTACACTAGAAACTGGAGATGGGTTAATTGTAGATTTGTCGGATAACTATAAAATTACTAATAACACTTCTGGAAGTCTCACCTGTAGTATACAGGGGGCAGTTACAGTTACTGGCCCAACCAATGCTGAGTTAATGGTAGCATTTAATGTTGGAGGAAGTACTGTTCTTAGCGCAGAGTCGGATATTACATTAAGTAACGCTTCACGTCCATCAGAAGCATCTATAATTTCCATTAAAAATATAGCGGCTGGGGAGTCTGTCTATTTTCAGTTTAAAGGGACAGCACAAGACGATATAGTTATATCTCATCTGTCTTTGGTAGTTATATCTATCTAAGCTATGCTTATCCGTAAAATTTCTATAGGCCCTGACTATAAGTCGGCTATGCACTATTTGCTAGGGCAGGAAGTTTTAGGGGGTAGCTATAAAATTCACCTCATTAAAAGTGAGGTTAAATCAAATTCAATCCAAATATGGATAGAGCGCGACAATGAGATAGTCCTGTGGAAACATTTCTCTCATTCTATGCCTGTGTCCGTAGAGTATAACATTAACTTTTAATGAGGTCACCAGACGCATTTATAGTTCAGCCACTTAACGATACCAGATACGATAACATAAGAGAGCTAGGCGATGTAGAGTTCATCGTAAACTCCTCTCAAGAAGACCATAGGTTTTCTAATCGTTACGCTATAGTAGAGGCTACCCCCATTTCTTATACAGGTCCTATTTCTAAAGGAGATACCCTACTTGTCCATCATAACGTATTTAAATACTATTACGATATGAAAGGCGTTCAGAAAAGTGGGCGTAGCTACTTTAAAGACCAGCTATTTTTTATCGAAGAAGACCAGTTTTTCTTGTACAAGAAAGACGACCAATGGAAAGCGCACGGTAAGTACTGTTTTGTAAAGCCAGTAGAAGAAAAAGCGTCGTGGATTAAAAAGTTCGTTAAAGAAGAGCCTCTCTTTGGGACTCTTCGCTATAGCAACGAGCAGCTAGAAAAATTAGGCGTTAAAGAAGGCGATGAGATTTCTTTTACCCCGCAAAGTGAATATGAGTTTACCGTCGACGGGGAAAAGCTTTATCGTATGTATACTGAGAACATAACGATGGTCTTATGAATATAAAAGAGCTTAAACTAGAGATTATAAAAGCAGGCTATAGAGCTGTGGAACAGCTTATTAAAGTAGCTAAAGAGGATATTATAAAGCCTGATATCGAAGACGAGCTAGCGGCCGATAGGCTTAAGAATGCAGCGGCTACTAAAAAACTGGCTATATTCGATGCTCTTGAGATACTCAATAGAATCGAACAAGAGAAAGAAAATTTAGAAGCAGCTGAAAAACGCGGCGACTCATCTACCAATACCAAGCAAGGCTTTGCAGAACGACGGTCAAAATAATCTCCTTACCTACCTTACTGATATTGTCTCTCCTGCGGCTATGTCAGCAAAAAATAGGGGTAAGACCTGGGAATATGGCTACAATGAAAAGTATGATTTTGTCGTTATATCCAAAGATGGAACTGTAGGAGATATCGTAGATATCCAGGGACTTCGTATTGCACTTCCCGCTAAAGTTAAAGAGCCGATACAGCGTAGTAAAAACCAAAAAGAGCAGTATTGGCAGCCGCTTCAATACCCTAAAGAACTCTCTCGGATTAAGACCATCTTCCAGTGGAACGAAATGCCTACCGAGTTTAAAGACAAGTGGGTAGATTTTATAGAAGAAGAGTTTAACCGTAGAGAGAACGGCGTGTGGTTTATGAATAACGGTAAGCCTACGTATGTAACGGGGTCTCATTATAGCTACCTTCAGTGGACTAAAATTGACGTAGGTCTACCTGATTTTAGAGAAGCAAATCGCATATTCTATATTTTTTGGGAAGCGTGTAAGGCCGACGCCCGAAGTTTTGGTATGTGCTACCTAAAGATTCGTCGTTCAGGATTTTCTTTTATGGGTTCTTCGGAATGCGTTAATATCGGTACGTTAGCTAAAGACGCGCGTGTAGGTATCCTCTCTAAAACGGGTTCTGACGCTAAGAAGATGTTTACGGATAAGGTTGTTCCTATATCGGCAAACTATCCGTTTTTCTTTAAGCCTATCCAGGATGGTATGGACAAGCCAAAGACCGAGCTAGCCTACCGTATCCCCGCCTCTAAAATTACCAAGCGCAATATGTACTTGGATG